ATACGCTGTACTATCTAAAGTTACTATATCATTATAATTATATGATGTTGTAGATACCCAAGAACCAAGATATTTTTCAACATTTGTTAATGCATATAAATTCTTAAATACTGTAATATCAGATTTTCCTAAAGAATAAGCATAATCAGCTAGTGCAATATTTACAATTTTTGCATGATTTTCAACTAAAGTTTTTGTTCTTGGTTGTAAATCATCACTTTCAATTTTTAAAGATACATCCGCAATACCTGTGAATGAAGGGTCATTCATATTAATGGTTAGTGTGGCAGAATCGCCTGCAATTGTTGTTGTGCCTCTTTCAAAATTATAAGCACCTATGTTTGTATTAGATGTTTCTCCACTTTTTACCAACACAATAAAGTTTGTTCTTGCAGTACTTGAAGGAATTATACCATCACCTAATGCAAATGTTTCTGGTACAGACAATGTCTTAGAAAACACACCGGAACTAAACACAGCATTAGTAAAAACTCTTATGTATTCAGTTCTAATAGTATCAACATTTTTTACATATGTTTTATTAATGGGAAATAACAGTCGTTCTGCTGGTCTATTAGAATCAAATATTGTAGTTACGCCAGATGTAGCAATACCATCACTTGCAATATCTGCATAGAAGAAAGGTGTAGAATATGTGGCTGAAGTGCCATGTGATGTAAGGCCGTTTGATACACCGATAACACTTCGTATGTGTTTTACGTTAACCAAACCATCATAGAATGGACTACCATTTTCAACTTGTAAAAATGATTTAACATTAGTTAATGCTCTAGGTTTATCTGTTGGATCGGCGGTAGGTGAAGATACTGCCGCAACTACCTCGGCCTTGACTTTTTCAATGTCTTTATTATTATTGATCCAACGATTATACCAATAGTATACACCGCCAGTATCAGGTTCTCTGAATAATCCATAATACGGAGTATTTGCTGGTCCATATCGCCCGAAAAGTTCATTTGACGTATAAATTACGTTTGCAATATATTGCCCATCGGCAACCGATGCTTTATATTTTGTAGACCAATCTGTCCATGTTGCAGGAACTTCTTTTACCGGAGAATATAAGTTATAGAATAATTTATATTGAGGTGCAACATTAACACCTCCGATATAACTGTCATATTCAATGTTTTTATATGCAAGCGTACCAATTAGTGTATTTGCGCTTGTTGGATTTTTCACACTATGCAATTCTAAAAATATTGAGCTTGCAGTTAGTTCTGTAGGTGAAATAATCTTATACTGCAAATTAGCTAATTTAAAATAATTACCCTGTGTAGTATTAATATTATAACCAGTCTTTGTTTCTGTCAAAGTAGACTTAGGAACAGAAACTTCTGTAGCACCTACAGTTCTTACTGGCAATCCCCCGACATATGCTTTGCCCTCAGATATAGAGAATTTTAAATCCGTATCTGTTTCTAACCCAAGAGTTGGTGAGATTTTAAATTGATTTACTACATAGCTTCCAGATTCATCATATGTTCGTTCTGCTAATTTTTTATCTAAATCGGCATCTGCAGTTAATTCTGCAAGGAATTCAATCTGTCCTTTATTGTAATTTAATAAAGGAATTACATCGCCGGCAACGGCGGTTTCAACTTTACCGTCTTCATTAACGTCTAAACTTACAAGGTTTAGATCTACTTTTAATCTATCAGCGCCAGTTGCAAAATAATTTGAACTACCAAACGCAGGATCTAATAATGTAGTATCATCCTCGCTTGTAATAATTTGTTGATCACTTAAATAACCAACCAATTTTGTTGGATATGCTGTTTTTTTATCCGGTACAATTCTTTGTAATGATGCTTTAACAAAAAATCCATATTTGTAAAAGATTGCATCATCCTGTGATACTATAGTTGTTGGATTTGTTGGTTTGGTTACATAAGCAACATTTTGCCCACCAATAACAACATCCGGTGCATCACTAATTTCTATTTCTAAAGTATTTACAATTTTAGTGACATACAGTTTCTTTGTTATAGAAGGATGTACTAATAAATCACCTACTTCAATAATTGTACTTGGGTTTGTTAGTACAACCGTTTTAGAAAATTGTTTAAGTGTAGATATTGCATTTTTTGTAATATCGGTTTCGGTAATTGCAGTGTAGCTGGGTATTGCTTTGTTTAAAGCATCAGTGTAATCAGTATAAAAATACAGCTCGTCATTTTCTGCAAACATACCATCATTTACTATATTGAATTTCTTTAAAGAAATAACAATACTAATAGGGTCACCTAAATTAGGATCGTCTGCTTCATACACAAACTCTACATATCCTAAAACTTCCGATGTTGCCGTAGTAACATACGTGTTTAATAAATTTGAAACAGTAATTGGTGTGCCGCGTGAATCTGTATTTTTTAGACGAATTGTTCTTGCATCAAGATTTACCGACGGGGCAGGTCCTGAAACTTTACTACCATCTTTGAATAGAAAATTACCTACAGACTTAATTTGATTTTGTAATATTGTTTGAGATTGTGTTAGTTCTCTTGCTTGTACTGCAACACCGGGTTTGAATAACACTCGAACGAAGTTTTTATCTTCATCGAAGTCATCAAAGTATGGTGAAACATTTGTTAATACAGTCATATCTTTTCCTTAAAATTCTATTACAAGATGTAAATTATCTGTTTGATCTATTGTTCTAGTTACGGGGTTTCTATTTTCTAAATAGAGTATTTCGCCTGTATCTTGCATTACTTCTGATGATAATGATTGTGTAACTATTGCTGTTGCTCCGGAAGTCCTGCCTATTACAGACTCTCCGATTGTAAATGATTTATAATTTTCTGTTGTCCCAAATGATTGAATATATCTAATATATCCGTTTCCTGAAACCACATTTGATGTTACTGCGTAAGCATTTGCCTTACTAGTAATACCAACAAGGTATTCGTTGTTTATAAATGTACCATTTACGTTACTTACATTTATACCAACCAATCCAGATAATGTTGCAGCGTTTGCCAAAACGCCACCCGGACTCATTGGATTCTTAACTATACCTACTTTTCTAAAAGAAAACCCTGTGGGAAAATCTCCATATCCTTCGTTGTATTCTGCTTTTACATTTAACATAACATAATATGCGCCCAATTCTGATACAGGATCATACCCGTGACCATTAACAGGACTCAATATTGCTTTAATGTTTGCCAATCTACCTGTGCCTTGATTATCTGAAACATACGCATTTGCAAATCTATATTTTGATCCAGCATTGGTATATACGAAATCATAGATAACGCCCAAATTTTGTTTGGCTGAAATATTTGCATTTACACCATCGCCTTCAACGGTGACCTTAGAAAATACTGAATAATCTAAGCCGCCGTTATAAATTTTAATATTTTCTATAGCACCATCTTTTGCAACTGTTGCAACATCGGGATTTGTTCTTACGGGCATCCAATTGTCAGTTAAGAACTTTAATTTGTCTGATGTAGATACACTATATAAGTATTTCCACTTATAACTATCAGATGTAGTAAATATATTTAAACTTTTTCCGGTAGGTTCTACTGTAGATACAGATCCACCTACATTGTCTATACATTTATACACATCAAGATCTCTATTGATAACATAGAAATTCTTTGTTAATAATTCTATGTCATCGTGGTCATATTCAGCATATATTGTTTGAGCCGCCCAATTTATACGCTTAATGACATTAACCATATTGGTAGATATTATGCGTTTTAAACTAACAATTTCATCCCATGTTTTAGAATAATTTTGTTGCGAATCTTTAGGGTCCGGCGGAAAATCGTTAGCGCCCCAGGGGTCGGGTTTTGCTAAGAACATGTATAATGTGTTTTCTCCGGAAACAGTATAACTGTCCAAGAAACTCTTAGCATTACTGATTTTAAATTTGTTAGTTACTATATTAGGCATCTATTATTTATTATAAGTTAAATAGCGATGTTACGGAATCTACTCTCAAATTACTGGATGCACTGCTTGCACGCAATGCAGGATTATCTATAGTGATTGAGGAGAACGTATCTATTTCTGTATCGTTTGTTACTTTTACTTCCAACGACTTTGCATTATACGGCATTGTTTCATTATTTATTTCGCTAAAAACACTCAATCCTGCAGGATGTAGTACAGAGCGAATACTGCTACCCCATTCTTCTATAGACTTCGATGAACGTATAACATACGAAAATGGTTGATAAAATGCAATTGAATCTTCTGTTGCATATTGAGTCTTACCCTGCAAATACATATTTTCTGATAGTTGTCCCGATGTATCTTTCCAATATGATTTTGCAATAGCCATACCGCCTATATTAGCACGCAATACTGCGGGATCCAAAAAGCTAAGTATTACATTTCCAGTATGTGTAGCACCCGAAGCTAAATATGTATTTCCCGAATCTATGATTTCAATAATAGTAGATGACGCATTCCTATTTGGTATTTCTATATAGAAAAATTCAGATTGCTCAAACAAATAATCGTCTCTAATTTCAAGAGTCAAATTTGCAATGTTTGAACTGATTGCAGGAAAATACCCATTTAAAGACCCTATTCTATCAAAATCACCTAAACTAATATCTCCTTTTTGCCCTATAATTCTCCAAGGAATTATAGTTCCGTCGGGTATATTTGAGGAAACTAATGTTATAGTGACATTGCTACCTTCAACTACTCTGTTCTTATTTGTTATAAGAGTAAAATCGGGTATAGTCGCAATCGATGTATCTAATACTGATATTGTACTTGATAATTGTAAAGAATATGGAAAATCTGGATTCAATATTAAAACTATTGTTTCTATTCCCTCAGTTGTCTTATCGTCTAATAAAGTTAAAGTAACATTTGCTTGCGTTTGATTTGTAGTGCCGGTTGGCAAAAATGTAGCAAGCCCCGTAAGAACACCTTCTGCAATATCATCTGCTTGTATACCAACTATTCTATATGGCACAACTGTACCAGGAGCAAGGTCTACTGCCTTTATAAAGAAGTTAGCATAACTTCCTTCATATATTGCAGAAGAAACTGATGTTATGGTAAATTTAACTAAATTGTTTGATGTTGTTTTAGACGTGTCTTTTATAATAATGCCAATATTTTCATTGCCACCGGAAGCAGTCAATCTTAAAACAAATGTTTCATCAAATTCTGTTTTTAAATCTTTCTTGGTATCTAAAGTTATTTTGCCTTGATTGCTACGAACATTAAAATTTCCAGACAACGAAGTTAACCCGGTAAAATCATCTGTACCTATACCAGTACCCGTAATTGTAAATGGCACCAATGTGTTATTAGGTACGCCGACAGTATCCAATATAATTGTTACATTGGAACCTTCGTTTACCGTAGATGAAGTTGTTGATAGAGTATACGTTGCCATTTAAAATCCAGGATATTTGTATCTAATTGATCTTACATTTGGAATAGATGTAATTACAGCATTATGTGAAGTGTTGTCAATTGGACTAAACACATTGCCGGTATAATATGCGTTTATATTCTTTTCTCTGACCAACCCGTGTTGTTGTGGGAATGTTAGTGTAACTTGTCCATTTTTAACAATATATGTCCCTGTTAAAGATTCAGTGGGTAACCCGGGCACAATTATTGTATTTGCGCTATAATTTAATCCAGGTTCAATAATTTCTATATTTGTGATTGAACCAAATCTATTTACACTATTAATTTTTGCTTTTGCAAGAATACCTGTCCCGTCAGTAATAGTTATTACATTGTCTTTTTTATAACCCAACCCACCGTCAACAATATCTATTCTACTAACAATTGAATATAGTCTTGCGGTTAATTTAGTTGTTGTGAATTGTTCGCCCGTGAGTAATATAGTTTTTGTTGCCGTAATTTGTTCGTCTGCTAAAAACTCTCCAATAATACTAGTTGTATCTAGCATTAGTTCATATACATCAAATCCGTTTAAATCAATTTTGATTACTTTATTGACAATTGCCTTTGCCTTTGACGTTATACCTACTATTTCAGTATTTTCAAAATCAAAAATGTTTTGTCTACCGGTAATTTGTTTAACCCGTAAGGCTCTCGGAGTAATCAATTTTCCATCAGATGATTTTAAAACTATATCATAAGGATAGAAGAAATCTATAGATTCTCTATACAAAACATTGAACAATAATCTATATGCCGGCTCAGTTCCTTTTTTGCTATAGATTTCTCGTATTTTCTTTATTAACAACCTGTTGTTTGCACTGTTAGAAACAGTTAAATCGCTTGCATAATTTTGAATAAATCTAGTAACTAAATTTTCTGTTGTTTCATCTATGTCGGCGTATTTAGAAATGTCTTGTAGTATTTCCTGCGCTTGATTGTTTTGTTCTAAAAATTCATAATATGCTTTTATAAATGTAACAAACATTCCATAGTCGGATTGTATAAAATCTGGTAATTGATCCTCAACTAAAATCGACAATCTATTTTGTATTCGTTTAAAGGGATTTTCTGCACCATTGCCATCGTGCAAGGTATAAATTAAAGGATCTTTTAATTGTGCTAAATTCTTAAAACTATCGGGAATATAAAATTCACCTGTTCTACCATAGAATGTTAGTGTTTGATAAATGCCTTTGCCTGTTCTATCTATATCCGCTTGTATTGCTTCTTTACGTGTAGTGTATAACGGATAAAACCATCCTTCTTGATAGCCAGCAAAACTTTCGGGTCTAGATGTCCCGTATAATTTTAAAGGGCCCAATAATGCATCGAGCGCAAAAATATTTTCTGCCATTTTATTGTGTTGTTACTGTTACTGTTAACCCAGCTACACGTTTGGATGTTGTATCTAATGTGCCATCATCTATAATAAGTATTAAATCTTTTGTTGCGTTAATATCCAATTCTTCAATTTTAGCATAGAATCGAATATCGTTAGTATTTTCAATATAACCTGCAGGTGTTAAAACTGCAATAGTTATTGTTCCATTAATATAATCAACGGTTCCCAGTGATGATACCAATAAACTATCTTCATATAGATCATATAAATTTAATTTGCTAGTACCAGACGTTGTTAGCACATCTTTAAAATATACCGCCTTTATCTCATCATTTATTTCGTAATAAAACCCCGTAGACTGTATGCTTCCTGATAATAATTTATTTGCAAATTTTATAATTGTTGCGCCGGTATAACTATTTGATATATTGACTACGGGCGTTATTCTTTTATGAATTCTAAAATTTGTTACGTTACCAACAATAGATGAGTTAATTGAATCTATTGTTTTAGATAATTTAGAATACACAAAATCTCTATCAAATTTTTGTAGTTCTGTAGAAAAATATTCCTCAATTTTTGCTTTAACTAAGATTTGTATTTCGGGTGTAGTATATCTTGAATTTGCGGGATCGAATTTTACTTTTGTGTCTAATGTAATATGTAGATAATTTGGGTCAACAAATTCAGGTATGATAGACATTATTTTTTTATCTTGCAAAATGTCTTGTAATATTTTATTTTTAAGTTCTGTATTAATAGTGTAACCAAAATATGGCTTCAATGAAATAATAACTTTACCATATTTTGGTGGGATGTTTTCTTCTCCGCCCCAAACCGATACAGATTCAACCAACGGATAATTTGATTCAATAATTGCCTTATAATCTTTTGCTGTTACTGCTCTATTGAATGAAGATAGGAAACGAGGAGCTTTAAATTTAATGTCTTCTAGTGTGTCTGGTTCAGCACCGCCCGTTGAGTTTGTTGCTGCTATTATAGTAGACCCCAAATTAACACCGCCTACAAGAGCCCCCAACGAAAATCTTTGTTCTATCTCTCCAGATACATTACAAGCGGAACCATTACTAATTAAGTATTCAATTTTTACTAAATTGCCAGATACCAATCTCTTGCCCAAAACATTGTCACCGAAGAATATTTCATAGAAACCAGATGGATTTTCTTCTAAGAAAAACACTTTTGATTCAGACGATAATGCTTCTAAATTATCTGTTAGAGTATAACTTTGAGTTGTTAGATCAGTGTACGAATTTTGAACTGTTACTCTAATTGTAGTTGTATCTATATTTTTATTTGGTATTGTATATTTTTCTTCAGGACCAGAAACATCAACTCTATAAACATAACTTAATGCCTCTCCCTCTACTATCTCAACATCCGTAAATGTATAAACACCATTTGTTGGTTTTATTGTTATTGAATCTAAGTTTGAAAAAGTATACTGAGTATTATTAATTGTTGTAGTAAACGGTGAAAACTTAGGCAGTGTTAAAATTGGAGGGGTATCTACCGGATTATTAATTGTGAATGAAACTTTTGCTTTAGCACTTCTATAAGATAATGGTCTATATCCTAAATGTTTTGCAATCGATACTGCAGATTCTCTTTTCACAACAGAATCTAAAAACATTTCATTTGCGACCATATTT